TGTGAGTCAAGTTACTGCAATACCTAACTCTAAAAGTAAACAAGACGGGGAAATTTTTAAACATAGATATAGATACGTTGGTGAAATTACTAGCAAGTCTCGTTTATTTTGTAGCAAAATGATACAAGCCAACAAAGTATATCGTAGAGAGGACATAATTAAAATGAACTCGCAAATAGTTAACGAAACAAGTATAAGACAGGACGGGTCAATTGGTGGTTTCGGGCCGCGTGGAGCTACAACTTACGATATTTTCCTTTATAAAGGTGGTGGGGCTTGTCATCATAAATGGGTGCGCGAAACTTACTTACGTAAATCGGATGTTAACAATCCATTAGCTAAGAAATTCACGCCAGCGCAAACTCGTAAAGCTGGTGAGGTTGCACCAACAAACGACAAACGAGTATATACACGTCCAATAGATATGCCTAACAAGGGATTTTTACCTAAATAAATAAAGACATGGCAGAGGCACTATTAATATCGAAAAAAGACTTACAAGAATATACGTCACTTAACGCAAACACAGACGTTGATAAGGTTATTCAATTTGTTTTAATTGCTCAACAAATATGGATACAACAATATACGGGGAGTAAGTTGTTGACAAAGATAAAAACAGACATTACTAACAGTGCATTAAGTGGTAACTATATAACGCTCGTAGCGACTTATTTAAAGCCTATGTTGATACATTATACTATGGTTGAGTATCTGCCCTTTTGTGCTTATACAATCTCTAATAAAGGCATATATAAGCATAGTTCCGAGAATTCAGAAATAGTATCAAAAGAGGAGGTGGATTATTTAATTGAAAAGGAAAAAAGGATAGCAGAAAGCTACTCTCAAAGGTTTTTAGATTATATTTGTACGAATCAAAATCTATTCCCTGAGTACAACACAAATACCCAAGGAGACCAATATCCACAAAGTAATAACTTTTTAACAAATTGGTATATATGAAAAAAAAGTACAAAATAAAAGACGATAATATTGTTAAACTTGAAATATATTTAAATGCTCAAAGTAAGTGATTTTCCAGCAAAAGGCGCACAGATAGAAGATTCGGATTTATTTGAAATAAGCGACTATAATGGTGCAACTTATGACACTAAATCTGTTACGGGTGCTAATGTCAGACCATTTAAAACATTAATATTTAATATTAGTCAAGTAGGTACGGGAGCGCCAACAGTGAACTTTTCTTATGTAGGTGAAGTTACACAAACATTTACATTTGCAAGGACTTCAATAGGGATGTACACGTTAACGGCTAATAGTGCTTTGTTTACCAACAACAAAACATTTGTTTCTTTTTCTCATGGCGGTAGTGGTGGGGGTAAAAGTTTAGGCGCATTCGTAACCTCAACAACTGTTTTAACATTTTACACAAGCACATACTTAGACGTTGCCGCAGATACTTCTTTAGATAGCGCAAACTTACAAATAACTATAATAAAATGATATTATCAACACATGGAATAGTAAATAGTGGTGGCTCATTTGATACTGATGCACTTGCTTTTTTTACAGCGGCTGCAATTACCGACACTACTCAAAAAAGCGCAGTTAACACTTTGGTAACTGATTTAAAAGCGGCTAATATTTGGACTAAAATGAAAGCACTTTATCCTTTCGTTGGTGGTACAGCAGCGCAACATAGGTTCAATTTAAAAGACCCAAGAACAGTTAATGCGGCATTTTATTTAGATTTTATTGGTGGGGGTACTCATAGCACAAACGGTTACTTGCCTAATGGTACAACGGCTTATGCAAATACATTTCTATCCCCATATAATGTATTAACGACTTCTAATTATCATTTAAGCCATTACTCAAGAACACAGATAACATCAACAAATTCACATGACATGGGGTCTGAACAAGGTGCGCCTTTTGGCTATAATTTTGATCTGTATCAATACTATAACAGTGTCAGCGCAAAAGGTTTTTTAGATGGGTCTTATCCAAACGATGCATCTCAGAGTAATAACACAAATACGTTAGGTTTTTTGATTGGAAATAGAACAGCTTCTAATGTTCAAAAGACATTTTTTAACAATGTTTTATTAAATCAAAATACTACTACAAAAATATTACAATTACCTTCTCCGACTATTTTTATTGGAGCCACAAATAACGATAATACTGCGCTTTCTTTTTCAACTAAGCAAAGTTCTTTTGCATCAATTGGAGACGGATTAACAGATACTGATGCTAGTAATTTTTACACAGCAGTTCAAAATTATAACACAACATTAAATCGTCAAGTATAATGAAAGTAAGACAAATCACAATAGAACAAAAAGACTTTTTAATTGGTCAAACATGGGATGGTGTTCAATTTTTCAATCCAACTTTAGACGCTGATGGCAACTGGTTCATATCAAATGAGGAAGTTGACCATTGTACACACGAAGGTATGGTTGAATGGATACAAGAATTATTAGAAATTGATTATAATCCAATTATCAATGAAGAACTTAATTAATCGTTGGAATAGTCCAACTCCTACATTTTGGCTCAAAGTTCAAAAAATAGGAATAGTAGCTGGAAGTTTAGGAGTAGTATTAATCGCTCCCCCTTTTGGCATGGCAGCAATTGGCGGCTACCTTATAGCTAGTGGCTCAGTAATAGGTGTTTTATCACAACTAACAATTAAATAACCATGGTACGTAATTACACCGATTTAGAAATAATAAACAGAATAAGAGGGCTTAAATCTTTTAAAGGATTTCCTTTACAAAGATATATTGTAGGCATTCGATCAAACGAGGATAAAATAAACACTCCTGATGATAAATTTTACATTTTTGAAGGGGAGCGTTTTATAACCATGACAACGGGCACTACAAATCCTGGTTCTCCAATTTTGGAGGGTGGGTTTCTTAAGTACAATAAAGTAGGTGCTGCGGTTGTGAAAGCAAACGAGTGCTACTATGACTTATGGAAGCATGGCTATCACATGGGGAAAATGGAGGCACTTGTACAAGTCAATCCTATTATTGTTTATCGTGACGGGGATAAAGACGGTAAAAGTGAAGAAATAGGCACGCCAATAACGGGGCTTTATGGAATCAACTTTCATACTATGGATTACAATAAGTTTTCAAAAGAAATTAAAACAAACATAGGTAATTGGAGCGCTGGATGTTCCGTAGTTAATGACTGCGAAAAATTCTATCAATTGATCCCTACTTTTCGGACTCAAAAATTCGTTACATATTTTTTATTACAAGAATTTTAAATAAAAGTTTGGTTATTAGTTTTAATTGTGTATATTTGTAATATATATACACAATTAAAACTAGAAATCATGAGAGACTTTAATTTTAGACCACAAGGTTACGGAGCTTACCTTGTCGAGTACATTTCACCAAAAACAAGCAAAATTTGGAAAAAAGTCATTACCGATATGCAGGTAATTGATGCAACCAAAAACGCAGAATACCCAAAAATCAAAGATATTGAACAATTAAAAAGGATGGTTAAATCATGACTAATCCTGAAAAAATGATCCTCTTTTTACTGGTTGTAATTAGTGGATTAATCGGTTACATGGTTGGCGGTTACTATGTTTCTTTTTTAGCCGTTGTTGGTTTAATATTAATTTTTTCAATACTTTGTGATAATGACGAAAACTAATAGAATATACTCAAAAATATTTGGCTATGAAGAACCTGTTTACTTCTCAGATAGCGAGCTCACATTTGACTTTTTAAATGAAAGTGAATTAATCGTTTACTCAAATGAAATGAAAGTACATCTAATCATTGACGATGGCGAGGTGTTTTCCTACGAAGGTGATTTTGTTTGTTTCGTTGCGGATCTTGAACTTTTTGGGGACTTTGAGGAAAAAAACAAATGTGAAAAATGCATGGATACGGGTAAATTTAAAGGAACAATAGAATTTAATTTACAAGAAAGTTGGATTGATTGCGAATGTGATAAACACTATAAGTATGTTTAAGTGCGAAATAAGAGCCATAGAGGAACTTAAAAAAGAGAAACAAAGGAATATAGAGCTTGCGTCTATTGGTTCAATCCTAGGGCATAAAAATGTGCCTTACTATGAGGGCGAAGATATAGAGTTTAAACATCCAAAATTTATGAGTGATTTAAGTCCAGATGAACAAAAGATATTTAACAGTATAATTTTAAGAACATGACAAATTTTAAAGATAAAAATGGGATTGAAATATTGATTGACGATGTAGTATTTGAAAGGGTACACGATGCGCGCGAGGTTAACCAAGAGCTGATTATATTTTCTAAGGTAAAAGAAATTAAAGGTAGGTTCTTTTTAATGACTGCTGGCTATGACTATTCCAATACACCAATTAGCGAGATCATTACACTTGAAGAAAATCATTTAAACATAGAAGTATTAACTGAATTACGATGAAAGCAAAAGACAAAGCGATAGAATTAGTTAAAAAATTTAGAATTTATGCATTTACTTGTGATTATGATTATGAAGCAAAAGGTGCTAAAAACGAATATCATAATGCTGAAAAATGTGCTATAATTGCAGTAGATGAGATAATGAAACAATGTTATGATTATAGAGATATTGATTTACAAGCATCTTATGATTATTGGAATGAAGTTAAATCCGAAATACAAAAATTATGAAACGTTGCTTTACCTGCAAACATAAATATCCTTTGTTTTTTTACCACTCAGACGATTCTAAGTACAAGATAAAGGCAAACATGGGTAAAGTTATTGAATGTCGGTTATGTGCGCTTAAACGTAACCTAAACAACAAAGGATTTACAAAAAGGATTGAAGGTAAGTTTACTTTTGTAGAAGCCAACAAAAAACAAATAATAATTAATTTTTTTAAACTATGAAAACACACACACACAAACGTTTTTTGCTATTTATTTATAGTGACTACTACCCTGAAGGGGGCATTGATGACTTGGAAGGAACTTTTGACAAAGCAATTGAAGCGGTCGAAGCAATTGGAAAAATAACAAGACATTTTGACAATGCTGTTATTTATGATAGAGTTGAGGGTTTGTCTTTTTCAGAACGTGAATATTTAACTCGTAA